TCTGACGAAGTACGAAAGGAAAGATTAGAAGGCTATAAGGAAGGTTATGATGAAGGTTATGGTGAAGGTAAGGAAGATGGTGTAGAAGATGGTAAAGACCAAATCAAAAAAGAATTTAACGAAATAAAGGAAATTATATATAACAAAGGTTTCGAAGAAGGTAGGATGTATGAAGCTGAATTAGATTCAGAAGAGTATGAAAAAAGAGAAGGTGGATTAGACTTTGAATATGAAAATTAATTAAAAATGAAAAAAATTATAAGATTAACTGAATCACAAATGAGTAAATTAACTGAGGTTAGGATAAATGAGGTAACCGCAGCTGAAGTAGCTAAAGTTTTAGAAGCCATACCTTGTACGGGTCAAAGTGTTAAAAGTTTAATAAGTAAAAGTTTAAATGAATATGGTTTTAAAGATGTTACAGTTAAGTTTTTAAATTATGGTGAAAACAAAAGGTTGTTGAATTATATAGCTCACACTGAGGGGCCTATTTTTATTATAGAATCTATTAGTAACTCTAAAGTGTCACCACCTTGTATGGAAGTTCTTAGTGTTACACCTTACCTTAGAACTTAAACACCCCTACGTTCTGTTATCTGTTCCCTTAAATCCGATAAATTATCTTCAGTAAGTGACATTAATTTAGTACACTCATACTTACTCATTGTTTTATTGAAAACAGAACCTTGACTTTCAGACACCTCAAACCTAATATAATCCCTATCTAATATATCCTTATAAAGATATCTAGTACCAGCCTTAAAGGTTAATTTTAAGGTTTTTTTTGTTTTATCATACTCTGAATGTAATATGTTACTAGAGTCTATTAAACACTCTATCGTACCGTCCTCTTTTTTCACCCTTTTTATTACTGACATATTTTATAAGATTTAATTGTTTTTAAATTGAATATTTGTCCAGTTACACTATCTTTATTTTTTGTCTCTATAATCATGCTACCACCATTAACAACCATAAAAGAGTCTTTAAATTCCACGGTGTAGGTACCACTATCAAAACCATCTTCATCATTAGGGTCGTTTTTAATTACTAAGGTTATATTAAAAAGTTCTTTATGTTGGATATTTATCATTTATTTATTTTTGACATTGTAATATAATTATAACACAACAAATATAGTAATAATAAATAAATAAAACAAACCGCTTGTTAATTTTAATTATTTAACTTATCATTGTGGTAATGAAAAATATGAACAAAGAAATAAAGTCCATAATCAAGAGGTCCTACACAGAATCACTTAATTCTGGTTCTAACACTATTGAACCAGTACATATATTAATATCTCTTATAAGTGATAGTGATAATATTGTGATAGAAACACTAGAATCAATGGGTTATGAGACTGAAGACTTAATTTCTAGATTGGAGGGTTACTTAAGATTAAAAGTAAAAAACCCTAGTTTAAAGAAAAAATTATTATATTTGAACAATGAATCTAATTCAGTGATTAATAATTGTGAATTAGAATCGGATAAACTTGGTGATTCTTACATTGGTGTAGAACACTTAATGTTATCTATTTTAAAGTTTAAAGAGTTAGGGTGTACTAAAGTTTTAACAAATAGAGACATAACATACAAAACATTTAAAGAAAAATTAAAACAAATCAAAAAAGAAGTAAATATGAGTGGAATAGCAGATGATTTTAATGAAGGGAAAGGTAGTTACTACAAAAAACAGAAAGGTGATAAAACAGATACACCCATTTTAGATAATTTTGGTAGGGATATAACTAAATTAGCTGAACAAGGTAAAATAGACCCTATCATTGGTCGTAACGATGAGATTGAAAGGGTTACACAGGTTTTATCTAGAAGAAAGAAAAATAACCCCCTACTAATTGGTGAACCAGGTGTTGGTAAAACCGCTATTGTGGAGGGACTAGCTTTAAAGATTATTGAAAAGAAATGTCCTAGAGTACTTTTCGATAAAAGAGTTGTTTCATTAGATTTAGCACTACTTGTTGCTGGTACAAAATATAGAGGTCAATTTGAAGAAAGACTTAAAGGTATTATGGATGAGTTAGAAAAAACTTTTGACGTTATACTATTCATTGATGAAATACATACAATGGTTGGAGCTGGTAATTCATCTGGTTCGTTAGATGCTTCTAATATACTTAAACCAGCTTTGGCTAGGGGTGAAATACAATGTATTGGAGCAACAACTTTGGATGAGTTCAGAGAAAACTTCGAAAAGGATGGAGCTTTAACAAGGAGGTTTCAAACTGTATTGATTGACCCACCCTCAAACGAGGACACCCTAACAATACTCAATAATATTAAAGACCGTTACGAAGATCACCATAAGGTTTCCTACACAGAAGAATCAATAAAAGCTTGTGTTCAATTAGCTGGTAGATATATTACAGATAGAGAACAACCAGATAAGTCTATTGATATTTTAGATGAGGTGGGGGCTAGAAGTCAAACTAAAATTGAAGCACCTAAAGAAATTATCACTTTAGAGGAGAGTATTTCAAAAATAGATGAAAAAAAGAAAACAGTCATCAAAGCACAAAAATATGAAGACGCTGCTAATTTAAGGGATGAAGAAAGAAGGTTAAAACAAGAACTAGAAGACAAAACCAATCAATGGTTAGAATCTATAAATAATGAAAGAAGGTTAGTAACGGAAGAAAATGTTGCTGAAGTAGTTGCTAAAATAACTGGAATACCCGTTAATAAAATCAATCAATCAGATTTACAAAAATTAAAGAGTATGGCAGAGGATTTACGTGGCGTGGTTATAGGTCAAGATGATGCGGTTGAGCAGGTGACTAAAGCCATTAGGAGAAATAGGATGGGTATAAAATCAGAAGACAAACCAATAGGTTCTTTTATGTTTTTAGGTCCTACTGGTGTTGGTAAGACACACCTAGCTAAAACTTTAGCTAAAAATATTTTTGGTTCTGAAGATTCTATAATTAGAGTTGACATGTCGGAATATATGGAAAAACATAGTACCTCTAAATTAATTGGAGCACCTCCAGGATATGTTGGGTATGAAGAAGGGGGGCAACTTACTGAAAAGGTGAGAAGAAAACCATATTCAGTTATATTATTAGATGAAATAGAAAAAGCTCATACAGATGTGTTTAATATTTTATTACAAGTTTTAGATGAAGGGTTTTTAACTGATAGTTTAGGTAGAAAAATAAACTTTAAAAATACCCTAATCATAATGACATCAAACGTTGGAGCTAGAAAATTACAAGATTTTGGTACTGGTGTTGGGTTTGGTACCCAATCTAGAATTGATAACTTGGAGGATATTAGGGACAATGTTATCAATGATTCGGTTAAAAAGGCTTTCTCACCAGAGTTTTTAAATAGATTAGATGATATCATAGTATTTAAATCACTTCAAAAAGAAGAGATTAAAAAAATTATCGACCTACCATTAAAGAGTTTGACTAATAGGATGTTAGAAATGGGTTATAAAATATCTATAACTAGTAAATTAAAAGAGTTCTTAGTGGAGAAGGGTTATGATGAAAAATATGGGGCTAGACCACTAAATAGGGCGATACAAAAATATGTTGAAGACCCTATAGCTGAAAAAATGTTAGAAACCGAATTAAAAGAAGGTGACACATTAAAAATAGGGATATCAAAAGGAGATATCACAGTGACAGTAAAGTAAATCAACAAAACCCCCTTAATTGGGGGTTTTTAATTTAATTCTTTTTTCGATAATCTAGATACCAAAATAAAGAACCTAGAAACCCCCCATAACTGGCTACAGCTACAGCTATTTTTAAATAAGTCGTATCTAAATAACCATTATACCACCAAAATGGGTATAGTATACACATTACTAACATAAATAAAATTTGTAGTACATGTATAGAGTGTTTTTTAATTCTATTCCAATTCATAATCTATTTGTTTTGTTTTTTTATCATACCCCTAATCTTAGATTTAGCTTTCATTAGGTTAGTTTTAGACGAACTAATAGACACACCTAATTTTTTAGCAATTTCTTTATGTGTTAAACCAGATAGATAATAAAGTTCTAACGTTTTTCTATAAGCTGGTGTTAGTTTTGGGATAAACTTTATTATTTGTTGTATGTCATCCTCATTTTTTGAATCATCTTCGATGGGTTGTTCGTAGGTGGAAAGATTAAATCCATCTACAGTGTTATCGATGGCCACATTTTTACTTTTCCTTAGTGAGTCTAAAATATTATTGTTAATAACCCTTCTAACCCAACCCTCAAGGCTACCCTTACCATCGTATTTATTTAAGTTTTTATAAACTTTCATAAAACCATCTTGACAAAAGTCTTGAGCTTTATCAGTATTGTTGGTATACTTCATACAAACTTGGTTTAACATTTTATCCCACAAACTACGATAAATATCTTTAAATTCTAAAACCTCTTTCAGTAAAGATTTTTTAGTTACGAAGTTTTCCGTTATCTTATCTTTTGTAATCCTATCCTTTAATATTTTCACAAATTCTTCTTGTAAATCTTTTAAAAACTCCTTACCATCCTTACCAAAATAAGTCAGTCCAGAAATATTGGTTATACACTTATGACCACCACTGTTAGATTTTATCATATCCCAACCAGTGACACGTAACAATTTTAATGCTTTTATTTCTCTTTCTGATAGAGAATCATATGGTTTAGACATCACCTTTTTTATAGCTTCTACCCACCTTTCCGTTGTGTATTCTTCTGAAGAACCTTTAGGTGGGGTTTCTAAACCTATAACACCTTCATCGGAATCCTCAAACATAGCCATCATGTCGTTATAATTAAACCCAACAGAGTCCTCATTGAAGTGTTTACTCTTTTCGGCGAAATATTTGATGGTATCTATTGTTATCTTTTTTTCTTTTAACCTAGTTTTAAACACCTCTAAGACCTCTTCTGCTATCTCACCTAAGTTTACACCTTTAAGTTCTCTATTTTTCTTAAATGGGTTACAAGAGGCTTGTAATAACCCCATAGGCCAAACTATAACTAAGAAGTTTGCGTTTGGGTATAATTTAAAGGGTACATATCTGTCGTAAGAACCTGGTTTAAACAAAGCCCCACCACCATATTGAGATATTATACCAAAATCTTCATCATACTGTACTTTATCACTCTCACTTTGTGATTTGATGTAATTTTGTAGGTTAACTTTCATAACTTCTGGTGATACGTAACCATCTTCTTTAGCCATTTTAACAATATTTAAATAAATATTTTTAATACTTGGTGTGGAATCCATAACTAAAGATTCTAAGAATTTGGCTTTGTTCTTGTAAGCTAAAAGTAATTTATTAGTTACTAATGCCATAGCCATTTTATTTTTAAGTAAATCATTTTCTTTGTCATACTTAAAAATATAGTTCATCAGTTCCTCTGGTTTAATATCTAATTTAACGAAGTCGGCACTGTCAACAGTAGAAATCATTTTAATATCATCGGAGGGGAATATATCTTTAGGTGATACAACTTGTGAAATTGTCTCAACATTTGAACGAGCTTGTCTAAAAGATTTAGAGGCCCCCTTCTCAGCTCCAATTTGTTTATCATGGTGGTCTGTGTGTATAATAAACATTGGTTTACCATGTGCGAAATCAACTAGGACAGGCATAACGTCACCCCTAGCGGATGGTTTTTTAACAGCAAACTCCCTATCACCATATTGAATAACCTCTGAATCGACAACATCTATACCATTACTTTTCAAATACTCTTTCATAGCTAGAGCAGTTGTAACACCATCTAAGTCTTGATGAAAATATATTTTAGCTTTGTTATATCTCTTAGATAAATCTTTTATATTTCTAATACCACCCATAAATTGTGAATTTTTTAGTTATTAAACTTTATTATAAATATGCTATTATTTAATAACGATGGGGGAGTTATTTACTTTCTTCAATAGAAATTAGTTTATCTAAATACTGTTTAGCCTTTTTTAAATCTTCTAAACCATTTTTCTCTCTCCATCTAGTAACATATTTCACGATATTACCCTCAAAGAAACTTAAGTTATGTGAGTGTGCATAATCCCACATTTCTATACCCCTATTATAGTGGTTTGGGTGAACAACTCTTTCTTTTGATTTTACCATAATTTTTTTATTTTAAATAAATTTAGTATATTTGTGTGAAATAGTAAATTTTAAATGTATGGTAAAAATAAAATCCACAACAAACCCTTCACAAAGAGTCTATAGACCTTATAGTAGAGCTACTATGAAAGATATTATAGATTTTTGGACTAAAAAAAATTCTTTTATTAATACTGAACTTTATCTACAAGTGTTGAAAGCTAAGACCATTCACGACTAGATAATATTTGTAACATCTCTTCGTAATTGTAAGGACCAAGTTTAGTCGTTAAGTTACTCACAGAATTGGGTATTTTTTCATTATTCCATTTAACAAATGTTTTAGACCCATTAATAGATCTTCTAAGACTTTCTGGTGAGGACTCCATTACCTCATTAAAATCGAGTAACCCTAATTCGGATACATCGAATATCATAAAATTCCTGTGGTCAAACGTGTGTGACATAATTTATTATTTAAATCTAGTTTTTAATGCTTCGTAATTTCTTACCACCTCACTTTGTGATAATGCTCTGTCATACATCATACAAGGACCTAAACTACCATTTAAAAAAGTAGAGAAAGTAGATTGATTACCCTTACCAATATTTATTTGACCTGCATTTATAGTTCCAGGATTCATTTGTGAACCATTTAAGAATGTGGAGGTATCTTGATTAACTAATTCCCCATTAACATAACACCTTAAATTCCCACCAATCAATTCTCCCACATCTGTGATGGTAATTAAATTCCATTCTTTTGGTTCATTACTCACCCTATCTGTAGTAAAAGTACCTCTATCGATTGAATCACCTATTGTCATCCCATAATTATTCCCTATACCAAAGCCCCACCTCATCTGACTAGATGTACCACTCCTCCAAAGTAGGTAAGCATCATCAGACGGTGTAGTACCGCCAATAGTGTCCCCTGATATTTTAACAATCACTGTTTCGTTTAAAGGTAATGGTCCACCCCCTATAGCATTAATAGATTCGGCAACTGCTTTTGTTATTGTACCACCCGAACCTACAGTAACCTCAAAAGAAGTTAAATTTCTAGACGATTGTGTAGGGGTTGTACCACTCCAATTTTCACCAATAACCCCCATATACGTTCCTGGTGTGTATGTCGTTGATGCGGTTAATGGTGGGTTTTTTAAAAAATAATCGTTTCCACCACCCCAAAACATGACACCGCCACCACCTGTTGTTCCTGATTTAACCCAAGCTGACATAGTAAATGTTTTTGGTTTGTATCTATAAAACGGTTGTTGTATTTGAATTGTTTCAGAAGAAGAAAATGGGAATAAAATAAAATCATCAGTCCCATCAAAAGTTATATATTTAAAATCACTAGATATTATGGGTTCATTTGTAAACGTCCCTTCAAGATCGTGAGAACTTGTTAAATCAATTATTGTACCACCAGTTAAACCCAAACCTTTATCTCTAGATTTAAAGTTAAAAGGATCGACATAAAAAACTAACCCATCGGTTACTACACTTGGTGAAAACTGTGTGGTTAAACCACTTATACTTGTGGTTAAACCACTTATACTAATACTCATATTTATATACTTCTAACAATTGTTTTTACTTCCCAACCCGTTGTTGTTGCCGACACTTGTAATGAAGCGTTTGAACCATCGGAAGACATAGTAAATGTTATTGGTGTGGTTGAACCAATACTGTTTGTTGGTACCTCATTAAACTCAACTGTCGAACCACTCCATATTGATGAAATATTACCAGCCCTAACTCCTGTTGTGTTAGAGACCGTGTAATCAAAGAAAGCCCCTGTGTAAGCACTTATTGGTAAAGAATAAACCGTAGATAATCCAGTTCCAGGGTTTAACTTAACGGTGGTATTAAGTGCTGGTGCTTGAAGACTACCTATATGAACGGTATCATCGTCATACACCTCCAATATCGGTAATCCAGAAATATCATTAACACTAAATAATAAACCCTCTAAATCATCGGTTATAGTAAATAGTTCACCACTAGAACCTTGTACTGTAACTAACGGTTCGGTATTACCAGAACCAACAATAGTTAATAAATTTTGACCGTCCCCAGACATAGTTGTTTGACCATTAACAGTTAAACCTGTCATCACACTAATGTTTGATACTAAATCTGATAAACCACCACTTTGACTTATCGTGAAGTTGTTGTTTAAATATGTGAAGCCTGTAACACTAGATAAATCTGTAGTTAATGCTATAGTTCCACTTTGGTCTGGAAGAGTCCATGTGTTAAAACCTGTATTTGGTAATTGTTGTGTTAAGGTACCATAACTACTAACCCCACCATTTTCAAACCTATAAGATGCAGCTTCAAATTCACCATCATTTGTGACTTGTAAACCTTTAAAATTAAAAGAACCACCATCACCATATACATAATAATCTTCAGCTCCATCAAAGAAGTCAAAAATTACTCCATTATCAGCGAATTGACTTGTACCATTAAAAATACCTTCACTAGCGGTTGTAGGGTTACCCAATTTGATTGGACCAAAAACAGTACCACCAGAAAGTGGTAAATAATCCCCATTAATGATTGTTCCACCACCAGTACCACCAGTTAAAGCAGAAACATCAACTGAAAAAGGTGTGAAACCAGCATTACCCACAAAATCTAAAGTAGTTGTACCAGAACTATAGGTACCACCTGTGACATAAGTGTCTTGTGTTGATATTTGATTTTCTAGTTGGTATATACACTCTCTGAGATTTAAAAAATTTCCATCTAACTCGTTAAAAGTTAGTTTACTATTTTTGATCGTTCTTAATACTAATGGACAATTTATTGGCATTTTCTTTTTTTTATTAATAAATATCTAGTTACTTAAAAAGAATATGTTAATGTTGTATTTGACCTATATAAAACTCCTCACCATCGTCACTATAACCGAGTTCACCTCGACTATCAGCACCATCAAAAAGTAAATCGGTAGCATCTACTGGTTCTAGATACTCAGTTTGTCTTTTAATTAAACCTTCTCTATCTAGGTAAACATCTTCACTCATAGTTAATAACTCTTTTACATTTTTGAAGATTCCTTTTTCATAAACAAAAAAATTAACAACCCCACCAATTTCAATTTCTGATTCCATACCCATGGTGATATCATAAACCAAGCCGTCCCTAATTTCATCTAAGTATTCATCTAAGGTACTTTCTTCCCTTTCTATTTGATTCTCTATGTCCCAACGTTCATCCCTTAAAGATTCTTCTTCTTCAGCAACACCCTCATCCTCATCGTTAAGGTCAGCGATTTGATAATCAATGTCATCTGATAGGTTTCTCAAATTATCTATGTTACCCAACATTTCTTCGTATTCAAGGGTTTTGTTGGTTTTATCCAATACTTGTTCATCAGTCAAATCACCAACCATTGATTTAGCGTAATCTTCAGCGTAAGCCTCAACATCGTGTATTTCAACGAAATCATCAATATCATAGAAGTAATCAACTAATTCAGAGTCAGACATAGATTCATAATAAGTAATTAACGAAGTATCTATCATATCCTCATCACCAACGGCATAGTACTTACCATTATCTTCATTTCTATATATAATACAATCGTAATACATATCTTCAGTATGAAAAATATTATCGGTACCTATAACATCGACAAGGGCTTGAGCGTATTGATCATCATCAATCCAAGAGTTACTATAAATCCTCTCTGGAAATATGGACCAAGCGTGATTCTTAGATTTTTCCACTAACTCTATTGGTAGTGATTCAAACCACTCCACACCATTTTCTTCTTTAGAAATTTCTTTATCCTCAGCATCCCAAATTTCTTCTTTACCAGAAGATAGTATTCTGTAAGCAACTTTATATAGTGGATCTTTTTTTGTTTTTTCCTTATCTATAACATAGAAAAAGTTAGACCTTCTTGAATATTGATCCCAATGGACTCTATGATTTTTAGATGAAACACACCACTTAGTACCAGCTCCATAATAACATGAAGCCTCCCAAGACTTAGGTGAAATAACTAGCCATTTATCATCTTCATAGATAACCTTTTTTTCACTTTTAGCTTTTCTTTTGAGTTCTTTTTCTTTTTTCTTTTTCTTGGCTTCATTGGTTACTTTCCTTAATTCACCAAAAGTTTTGTAACTGTTAATATCTTTATTATTAATTCTCTGTAAATTATCGTGGAATAACTCAACGGTATTAACCAACACCTCCCTATTGGGTGCTACTGATCGAATATCTCCACCCCCAAGAGGTGTTAACCAATTTTTAACTAACCATTCTAAGTATTTATTATTCCCAGAAGGGTCTTTTTCAGAAAAAAACATGATGTCATCGATATCCTCTTGGTCTTCTTTACCATATTTTTTAATAATATCTTGTAACCTACCCTCTATTAGTAATTTAGATAATAACTCTTCTCTTATTATATTTTTCATAACTTATAACAATAAATATGCTACGAATAAATATAAAATTTATTTACGTTTACAATAAATTTTTTGTTTTTTGTTTTTGGGTATTTCTAATTTTACTTTTTTTAATCCACCCTCTTTAGAATAAAGGTATCCATAGACATAATTTTTATTATTTGTTACAACACGATACCTTATACTTAGT